GCAGGGAACAAAGCATCTCAAGCATTCATGAACGACTTGTATGAGCATGGATTAACGGCAAATGTGGTTGTTAAGTATGTAGGCGATTTATCCAAAGCAAATCAAAAAGAACTGATTAAGCAAATGAGCGAAATTGCCGGGACACGATCAGACAGGATACTACCTCTACCGGCAAACTGGGATATAGAACCATTAGAATTAAAGCTTACTGATTCGCAATTCTACGAACTCAAGAAATATAGTGCTTTGCAGGTTGCGGCTGCGTTCGGGATTAAGCCCAACCATCTAAACAATTACGATAAAAGCAGCTACGCAAACAGCTCAGCGCAAAATCTATCATTTTATGTGGACACGCTGCTGTTCAACTTGTCCATGTATGAACAGGAATTAACGAGAAAGCTTCTGACAACGAAGGAACAGGAAGCGGGATTACATTATGAATTTAACGTATCCGTAATACTTAGAGGGGACCCAGAACAGCAATCCAAAGCATTGCAAACGTACGTAACATCAGGAATTTATACGATTAATGAAGCACGCAGAAAAGCGGGGTTACCGCCCATAAATGATGGCGATGTTATTTTGGTAAATGGATCTTATGTACCATTACAGGATGCTGGAAAAGCCTATGAAAAAAACAGGAGGAAACAAAAATGAAAGTATATCTGAATCCGGGACATGATCAAGAATATGATTCAGGAGCAGTTAACGAATCAATGGGATTAAGAGAATGTGATGTTGCCGAAGAAATCGGAGAACTGGCACAAGGATATCTGGAAGAGGCAGGAGAAGAAACGATGATGCGCCAATCAGATAACCTTGCAAATGATTCACAATATGCTGATAGACCAGTGGCGGTTTGTGATGAAGCCAATGCATGGCCAGCAGATATTTTTGTGTCAATTCACTGCAACGCAGCTAATAGTCAGGCCAGAGGGACAGAAGTGGAATGCTCAGGCGGCCAGGAAAGCACGAGACTGGCACAGTGTATCCAGTCACAGATAGTGAATTCTATCGGGACCACGGATAGAGGAGTAAAGACAATGGCGGGGTTAATCGTAATTAGGAATACAAATATGCCAGCTGTGCTAGTTGAAACCGAATTCATTGATAATGATGACGGTGCCGACCTTCTTATAGCACAAAAAGACGATTTTGCGCGGGCAATTGCGCGCGGAATAACTGATTATTTCCAGTAAAGGAGGTGATATAAATGGGGAAATTATTGCATGCCGAATTATTGCATGCCATAAAAATTAGAAATGAAACGGAGTCCAGTGCTGATATATATATCCATGGGTTAATTTTAGATGACCGATATAATGGAGGCTTTTGGGAAGAAGAGGATAAAGCAGGGTATGTTCTACCGATAGACGTTAGGAACAATCTACAGCAACTGCAAGGGAAAGACCTGACTATATATATTAATAGTGATGGAGGATATGTGTCATCGGGGATAGCAATTGCCAACATGATTGCAAGACACGATGGACATACAACAGCAGTAATAGATGGATGGGCAGCATCAATTGCCTCTGTCATCTTCATGGCATGCGACACGCTGAAAATGCCGGAGAATACGTGGCTGATGATACATAAACCATCGGCAGATATAAACGGGAATGCCGATGATTTGGCAAAAGGGATATCCGTTTTGGACACCATGCAAAAAGGAATTGAAGCAACATACGCTACCAAAACCAAAGAAGGAGTTACAGAGGAGACAATACATGAAATGGTGAATGCGGAAACATGGATGACAGCGAAAGAAGCCGCAGAGATTTTTAACATCGAAGTAATCGGAGCTCAAATGGAAGCGGCTGCATGTGCGGGAACCATATCAAATCATTTTTTGAAAGTGCCAAAGGGATTATTAGAATCACCAATATTTATTAAGCCACAAAAGGATATAAACAAAACAAATAAAGAAAAACAGAAAGCATTTATTTTAAGGGCATTAGCCAATAGCAGATAGGAGAAAATATTATGAGAAAAACAGTAGAACTCAAAAAAATAATTGATGAACAGAAGAAAAAAGTAGACGGATTGTATAATGAAGAACAATTTGATGCGGCTGTCAAAGAAGCGGAAGAATTAAATAAGATGATGGATGAATATCATGTAGCCGATGCAATGGAGAAAGCAATATTCCAAAAAAGCAACCCGTTGCCATTAGGGCCAAAAACAATGCTCAATGAAATGGATATGAAGAGATTCCATAATCGTGTATTTAATAAACTTTTACTTGGGGAAAAATTTGGATTCCCGGCAATGACAGAGGAAGAAAAAAAATATGCAACGAAAAATCTGGTAGAAAACAAGGCCGGATCGCCAGGGCAGGTGGGAGTAACGCCGACAAAGGGAGGATATCTTATCCCGACAGAACAAATGAATACTATACTTGAATTTAGACGGGCTTATACAGAATTAAAAAATTATTGTAATGTGCAGGTAGCAACATCGAGAAATGGGACGCAGCCGACGGCAGGAGAAGAAGACGGGAAGTTAGTAAATTTTGAAGAATTGACTGAAATCACTCAGTCAGACATTGATTTCGGACAGATTAAATACGATATCAAAGATTATGGAGATATTATTCCGATTGCGAACCAATTACTGCAAGATATTGACGTAAATTTGATTGATTTTGTTGGTAAACGTTTCGCGAAAAAAGCAGTAAATACAGAAAATGACCAGATTGTTTCTATGATTAAAACATTGACACCGACGGCAATTACAGACTACAAAGGGATAAATACGGCCCTTAACAAAACACTGGATCCTGCAATATCGGCCAATGCGACAATTTTTACAAATCAGAGTGGATATGATTATCTGGATCAACTGGAAGACAGCCAGAAGCGGCCTTTATTGAATCCAGATGTAACAGCGCCAGGTCAATATAGATATCGTGGCCGGCAGATTGTAGTGTTAAAAGATACGCTGTTGCCATGTGATGCAAGCGCATTGCCTTTCTTGGTAGGATCATTGAGTGATTTTGCAACATTCTTTGACAGGATTGGGGTAGAAATGGCAATTTCCACCGAAGCACTGTTCACGAAATACGCTACCGCAATGCGAGTCGTAGAACGGTTCGATGTTGTAAAGACGGATGCGAATGCCATGGTACTGCTGAATTATACAAAAGCATAAGGAGATAATAATTATGGCGCTGGAACTGGAAAAGACAAAGCAATACTTACGGGTAGACGGAGATGATGAAAATGAGCTTATCAAACAGTTTATGGAGACAGCAGCGTCATATATGCATGGAGCTGTGGATGATTACGATACCACGGCAGCATCCAACAGTGATTTTTCCAGATTGGGAGAAATCGCACAACTGTCGATAGTCGCCGAACTGTATGAGAATCGGAATGCAGGCGGACAAGAAACCAAAGATTACAGCTATACGGTACGATCTATTATCACTCAGCTACAAAATTGGAGTGATGGGACATGAATATAGGAGAATTAAACAGACGTATTAGTCTATATGGGAAAGACCGTGTACCGGATGGAATGGGAGGGTATGAAACACGAGACAATGTTCTTAAGGCCAAAGTATGGGCGAAGTTCCTGCGTCCAAAATTTTGGACAGCAACAGCCGCAGATGGGGTTGCCTCCGGGATTACGCAAGGGATTGTCATTAGAACAAGAGATATTGGACCAAACTGGACAGTAAATTATAAAGGACAAGTTTATAAAATACTGCATATTGACTATAGTGACCGGGAAACAATAACGCTGACATGTCAGATGGTGGTGCATAATGGGTAAGACATTTTATGTAAAAACAAATCTAGAAGGATGCGTATACAAAGCCATTAGTGATATCAGTAAATATGACGATGAAACGAAGCAGCAATTGTCAGATGTGGTGCAAGAAAAAACCGATGAAATATTCACCGAGGCAGTTCATGGAGTAAAAATACATACGGGGAACTTGGCGGCAGGGATTGAGCACAGCTACGATTTAACCCCAGAGCATGCAACTGGTAAAGTAGTTGCTAAAGCGCCACATTCACATCTCATAGAATATGGTCACCGTGGCGGATTAGTAATTCCGATACGAAAGAAGGCGTTGGCCCCAGGGGGAGATGGATGGTTCATGGCACATGCGGTTATACCGGGGCAACCGGCACATCCTTTCATGGGGCCTGCTGCTGATAAAGTAAGACCGTCATTGGAAGCGGCAGTCAAGGAGGCAGTAGATCATGATACGTAATATACCATTCAACGAAATACAGAAAGCATTGTATGAACTGCTTAGCCAGGGACAGACGGTACCGGTATACAGCAACATAATCACTGGAACAGAGAAATTCCCATACATATATCTTGGAGCGTTTGAAGGGGTACCAGCCAACGAGAACAAAACATTGGTTCAGCACACGATTACTCAAACAATACACGTATGGAGCACAAGCGACGGAAAAAAAGAAGTCAATAGTATTTTGGACGAGGTGGCATATTTGCTGACTAAATATCGCTTAAGGCTGACTGCTTATAAGCAGATTGGAGAAGCTGATATCGTTCAATATCAAGTAGTGGGAGAACGATACGAAGATGGAAATAATGCCTATCAAGGTATTATTGTTGTCAAATATATTGTGGAGCAAATTAACGAATAAGGAGAAAAAATATGTTAACAGAAGAACAGATTAAAAATATTCCGACGATGCCGGATACGACGAAAGCAGTAACAGGGAAAGATACACTGCTGTTGGTAGCATTAGATGATAAACCGACATGGCTACTTGTGGGAGGTCAGCGGAATACGCCAATCAGCAGAAAAGCAGAATCAATTGATGCAACGTCTAAAGATTCTGGAGAATATAGCGAAAAACTGCCTGGAATGCTGTCTTGGTCATCCAACTATGAAGGGTTATATATTGTAAATGATTTGGGTTATGACGTATTGGATAACCGGTATTCTAGCCGTGAACCGGCACATCTGCGATTTGAATATCCGGATGGATCATACCGAACTGGATGGGCTGTAATCACGCAGCTGGATGAAGAACATAATTACAACGGGGTATCTACAACCAAAGTAAACTTCGAAGGGAAGAAAGCTATCAGTGACTTGCAAAAAGTGGAAAATCCGACGGTAGCGACATTAACTCTTAAATTTACTAAAGGGGCCGCCGCTGATCAGACGATTACAGTTACTCCGGCAGACGCTTTTGTCCGAAGTGTTACGACAAATACTGGAGAAGTATTGAAGCAAGAAGAAGATTTCTCATATTCTGGTGGAGTAATTACAATCAAGAAAGAATATTTGCAGAATAAAGTGAGTGACTTCGTGATTAAAATAAAATTAACGGCAAATGTAGAATTTGATGTAAAAGTTACTGTTTCCGCAAGCTAAAATAAAGCTAAAAATGGACGCATACGAACGGCTTATATAGTCGTTCGTATGCTATTAATTAGAGGAAGGATATACGAAAATGAAAAAAATGATGGATTTAAAAGTACAGGGACGACAATATAAGCTATATTTTGACATTGGAGATTTGCGTAACATAGAACACGCTATACGAGGGTCTATCCTGGCATTAATTCAGAGCGGAGTAACACGGATGATCATGAATGTAAACATTGATGCTATTTGCGCAATGATACAGTATGGTATCCATGATGAAAAGCACGGGAAGAGGACAGACAATCAGGTATATGATATCATTCAGGATTACTGTAACGACGGACACGATATAGACGAAATGACAGCAATTTTCCTGACATGCATATACAACACGGGGCTTTATACGAAAGTGCAGGTATTCCCGAGAAAAAACAAGGAAGCGGAGCACACGAACAACAAAAAGAAGTCGTCGTACGCTCCGCAACAGAATGGATCCAATCAACAGAACCGATAGCATATGGACCACTGAAGCTAAAACCGATTGAATATGAAAAATTACAAGTACATGAGTTTAATAAGATGCTGGAAGGGTATATGTTACGTCAGAAATCAGATGACCGGAGAAACTCATATTTCACAGCATGCATCATGCAGTGTATGGCTGCGAATACGATACAGCCTGATGATATATATCACGGATTACATCCGGAAGATAGACCGGATCCAGTAGATGACAGAGAAGAATTCTTGGCGGCAAATGGATTACCGTCGATGAAGAAGGAGGATAGATAATGGCTACAATCGCAGATTTATTAATAAAAATAGGGGCGGATAGTTCTGGTCTATCCTCTGAACTAAATAAGTCAAAAGAAGCATTAAATGCTACATTTAGTGCCAATCCGGCCAATGAATTGAGTAAAAGTGTAGACGATGTATCAGGGAAAATATCAGGATTAGCCGGTAGCTTTACAAAATTGGCAGGGATAGCAGCCGGAGGTTTTGGACTCAATGCTGTTGTACAAAGTGCTGTTAATGCCGGAGAGGCAGTGTATCAGCTGGGGCAACGGTATGGAATGACAGCTACACAGGCAAGCCAGCTGAATGCCATAATGCAACTGACAGACGGGGATATCAATACTGCGGCTACAGCTATTATGAGATTCGATAAAACTTTATCATCATCGGGGACAGCCGGTGATAAAGCCCGGTCAATAATGTCTCAATTCGGAGTATCAATGACGGATTCTGCTGGGCGTATAAAACCGCTTAATGAACAGTTATCGTTACTTGCAAAAGGGTATGAAAAAGCAAAGGAATCCGGGCAGGGACAAGAATTCCTGATGAATACATTAGGGGCTCGTGGATTGTCGCTGGCTAAGACGCTGGATAATTACAGTGAAGCGGCACAGAGGGCGTCTAAAATAAAGGGTGTAGGATTAGATCCTGAGCAGATGCACAAAGCCTACATGGACATGAAAGAAGTAAATCTGCAATTCAGCAAGCTGGGAGTAGTAGCAGGTTCGGCGCTTGCTCCGATAGTATCTGAACTAATGCCGGAAGTACAGTCTGGACTAGCAGGGATAGCGACACAGATATCCAAGCACAAGCAAGCGATAAGCACGGTAATAGTAGAAGGAACTAAACTAATCGCATTATATAAAAGCTTGCAAGTAGCGAGTAAAGCCGTGAACGCAGGGAAAAACATATATACTACGGCACGGAATGCGCTGGGAAATGATGCTCATACCAGCAATACAGCAACACAGGAAAAAGAATATGCACAACTGTCCAAAACGCAAGAAAGATATATAAGCAAATCAATTGCGGATTCGGATAAAATGTACGCTAAACGTCGG